CAAATATGAAAACAGGACGGAACCATTCTCGGGTGCTTCGGGTGCCACTCATCCGGTGCTTGCTGAAGCTGTTACTCAGTTTCAGGCGTTGGCATATAAAGAGTTACTCCCAGCTGATGGACCAGTCAGAACACAAATCTTAGGAACACCTTCTCCAGAAAAAACTCAACAAGCATCAAGAGTTAAAGATTTCATGAACTATCAATTGATGGATCAAATGAAAGAGTATGAACCTGAGTTTGATCAAATGTTATTCTATTTACCTTTAGCAGGATCTTCATTTAAAAAAGTTTATTACGATGAAGTTATGCAAAGAGCTGTATCTAAATTTGTACCGGCAGATGAATTAATTGTTCCGTACACAGCTACTTCATTAGATGATGCAGAAGCAATTATTCATAAAATAAAAATTTCTGAAAATGAATTAAGAAAACAACAAGTTGCAGGTTTCTATCGTGATCTTGATTTAAAACCAGGACAATACAATGAAGATGATGTTGAGAAAAAAGAACATGAATTAGAAGGAACAACAAAATCTGGAAGAGAAGAAGATATATTTACTATACTAGAATGTCATGTCAATTTAGATTTAGAAGGTTTTGAAGATGTTGGAGAAGATGGTGAACCAACAGGAATTAAACTTCCATACATTGTAACGTTAGAAGAAAACTCAAGAGAGATTTTATCAATTAAAAGAAACTATGAAATAAATGACCCTAAGAAATCTAAAGTACAGTACTTTGTACATTTTAAATTTTTACCTGGACTAGGTTTTTACGGTTTTGGTTTAATACACATGATTGGTGGTTTATCAAGAACTGCTACATCTGCTTTACGACAATTATTGGATGCAGGAACTTTATCAAATTTACCTGCTGGATTTAAACAACGAGGAATCAGAATTAGAGATGATGCACAGGCAATACAACCTGGTGAATTTAGAGATGTAGATGCACCTGGAGGAAACATTAGAGATTCATTTATGATGTTACCATTTAAAGAGCCTTCACAAACTCTATTACAGCTTATGGGTGTCGTTGTATCTGCAGGACAAAGATTTGCTTCAATAGCAGACCTGCAAGTAGGAGATGGGAATCAGCAAGCCGCGGTGGGAACGACAGTTGCGCTGCTAGAAAGAGGAAGTCGAACAATGTCGGCTATCCACAAAAGAATTTATTCTGCTCTTAAAAATGAATTTAAATTATTAGCAAGAGTTTTTAAACTATACCTACCTGAAGAATATCCTTACGATGTAGTAGGTGGTCAAAGAACAATTAAACAACAAGACTTCGATGACCGTGTAGATATATTGCCAGTTGCTGATCCAAATATTTTCTCACAAACACAGCGTATTTCCCTCGCGCAGACGGAATTGCAGCTGGCAACCTCTAATCCAAGTATTCATAATCAATATCAAGTTTACAGAAATATGTATGAAGCCTTAGGTGTAAAAGATATTGATCAAATTTTAATTCGACCACAACCCCCACAACCAAAGGACCCTGCGTTAGAACACATTGATGCTCTCGCAGGGAAACCTTTCCAAGCGTTTCCAGGTCAAGATCATAGAGCACATATGACTGCTCACTTAAATTTTATGGCAACGAACATGGCAAGAAACAATCCTGCTATTATGGGTGCGTTAGAGAAAAACATTTTTGAACATATTTCTTTAATGGCTCAAGAACAAGTTGAAATAGAATTTAGAAATGAGTTACAACAACTACAACAAATGCAAACAGCGGCTCAACAAAATCCACAAATGGCACAACAGATGCAAATGCAAATAAGAATGTTATCTGAAAAGATAGAATCTAGAAAAGCAGTATTGATTGCAGAGATGATGGAAGAATTTATGAAGGAAGAAAAAGAAATTACTTCACAATTTGACAATGATCCTATTGCAAAACTTAGAGCAAGAGAACTTGATCTACGTGCACAAGAAAATTTCAGAAAAGAAGAGGAAGCAAAAGAGAGAATTAATCTTGATAAGATGAAAGCAATGATGAATCAAATGACTGATCAACAAAAATTAGATCAAAATGAAGATTTAGCAAACTTAAGAGCTGATACATCAATACAAAAAACAGTTTTGCAACACGAACTTAAAAATAAGGACGGAATGTAATGAAAAAAGCAGAAAAAAAGATTGCAAAAGTAATGCGAGAGTACAAAAAAGGTAAGTTACCTATTGGAAAAAGCAAAAAGAAGGTGAAAAGTCGTAAACAAGCGATAGCAATTGCACTTTCTGAAGCTGGAAAATCAAAAAGGAAATAATTTATGTGGTTTAACGCACTTTCACTAGCTGTAAAAGCCGGTTCTCACATTTTTAAGAAGCGTCAAGAGACAAAAATGCTTATGGCAGACGCTCAAATGGAACATGCACGTAAAATGGCTAATGGACAAGCAGAATATGCAGGAAAATTACTAGAAGCAAGACAATCGGACTGGAAGGACGAATTTGTACTTTTAATTTTGTCAGCTCCTATAGCAATTTTAGCGTGGGCAGTCGTATCAGATGACCCAACTGCAATGGATAAAGTAAAATTATTCTTTGAATACTTTCAACAGCTACCAAGTTGGTTTACTAATCTTTGGATACTTGTAGTCGCGAGTATTTATGGTATAAAGGGTACACAAATCTTTAGAGGAGACAAAAAATGAAGAAGAAAAAATCATTTCCAGATTTAAACAAAGATGGAAAAATAACAAAAGCAGATATTCTAAAAGGTAGAGGTGTATTTGCTGAAGGTGGACCTGTTGAAGTTAAAGCAGACAATGCTGTTGACGAAGTAGGAAATCCAAAAGGTAAAAAGAAATCTATCCAAATACAAGGATGGGGAAAGGCGAGACACTAATGATGAAAAAAAGAATGAAGAAACAATTTGGAGGAATGGCTTCAAAAATGAAAACTGTAAAGAAAAAAGTAAGTGAAAGAGCAAAAGATCCAAAAGGAAATAAAGCTTTTCAATCTATGATGAGAGGTCAGATGAGAGATATGAACAAGACTGGTAGAGGAGAGCAAGCAAGAAAAGCCACTTTTGTTGATAAAAAGACTAAAAGACTTGTTTTAGATACTCCAACAAATAGAAAAAGATATGGAGCTTCAAACGTTAAAAAGGTTAAGTAATGGCCAAACTTTGTGCAAAAGGTAAAGCTGCTGCAAAAAGAAAATTCAAAGTATATCCATCTGCATATGCTAATATGTATGGATCAGCAGTTTGTTCTGGTAAAATAAAACCAGGTGGAAAGAAAAAAACTAAAAAGAAAAGATAATGGGACTACGTAAGTGGGTACAAGAGAAATGGGTAGACATTGGAGCTCCTAAAAAAGATGGTAAATATCAACCATGTGGAAGATCAAAAGGCTCTAAAAGAAAATATCCAAAATGCGTTCCACTTGCAAAAGCAAGATCAATGTCTTCTTCACAAAAAGCTTCTGCAGTAAAAAGAAAAAGAGCTGCAGGTAACACTGGTCCTAAACCAACAAATGTTAAAACAATTGTAAAAAGAACTAATAAGGCCGAAGGCGGTTACATTGGAAGTTTCATCGACTTGAATGTTGATGGAAAAACATATAGTAATCCTAGTTATAGAAAATATTATAAAGGATTAATATAATGGCAAGAACTGCTGCTTGGCAAAGAAAAGAAGGAAAGTCTCCGTCAGGAGGTTTGAACAAAAAAGGAGTTGCATCTTACAGAGCTGCTAATCCTGGTTCAAAGTTAAAAACAGCTGTAACAACTAAACCATCTAAATTAAAGAAAGGTTCTAAGGCTGCTAATCGTAGAAAATCGTTCTGCGCTCGTATGAAAGGCATGAAGAAAAGATTAACTTCTGCAAAAACTGCACGCGATCCCGATTCTAGGATTAACAAGAGTCTTAGAAAATGGAATTGCTAATGGCAGAACATTATACACTAGAAACATTCGTACCCACACTTAGAAAAATTATAAGAAATTCTTATCAGCAGATAGGTGACACTATGGTTGCTGGTGGAATAAAAGATATGGAAGGTTATAAATATCTTTTAGGACAGGCACATGCCTTACAAATAATAGATCAGGAAATCTCAAACCTGCTAAATCCAAAGGAGGATAAAAAAAATGAGCAACCAGACACAACAAACGTCGTCAAATTCGGACAAAGAGATTCCGAAGACGAAACTAGCTCTTGAAGAAAAATATCAAGAGGAAGATAAAGTAAAATCAATA